ATGTTACCCCTGCTATGTTCTCTTACTCACCTACATACGCACAGATAAACAAAGAATACATGAGAGCCAATGCCCGTGATTTGACCCCCCACCCCCCAAACGGACTTTCCTGCCACTAATCAATGCATTCCTCCGCACAGCGATTGGTATATTTAGATATTAACCAAAGTTAATAGCTTGCATATGTAAAAAAATTAAACTATATGGGATAATTATGGCACGTAAATTTTTACAGGTAAAAAAAGCACAAACTTTGTTGCATTATCAAAAAGGTGCGTATATCTATAGGTATGTTCTTGTTGATAGAATTCCTTATACTGCTACACAGCATTATGGCTTTGACGACAAAACGCATATGACCACCGAAGAAATTTTTGAGTTATCAACACCACGAAAAATACGTAGGAAATATATTTTAAAAAATGACAAGTGATGATCTAGAACAAGCTGTTAAAATAGCTAAAGAAATAGAGTTACGTAAAACTACTAATCGTATGAATGATTATAAACCATATGATTACCAAATTAAATTTCATAATACAGAAGCACAACAAAGATTGCTTATGGCTGGAAATAGAATCGGTAAGTCCTTTAGTGGGGCTATGGAAATGGCGTACCATGTGACGGGTCTTTACCCAACGTGGTGGGAAGGTAAACGGTTTAACAGACCAATTCGTGCTTGGGCTGGGGGAGTTTCTAATGAAACCACTAGGGATGTTTGCCAAAAAGAACTTATCGGTCAACCAGACGATCCTGCGGCAAAAGGTACAGGTTCAGTACCACGAAAGTACATTGTGGAAACTGTTAGAAAAGCGGGTGTACCAAATGCCATAAACTCGGTTATAATAAAACACGTTTCTGGAGGACATTCTAGAATAGGTTTTAAATCTTATGATATGGGTAAAGAAAAATGGATGGGAGAAAGTGTAGATGTGATCTGGCTAGATGAAGAACCACCTACTTCAATTTATACACAATCACTTACAAGAACAGCTGACAAAGGCGGAATAGTTTATATGACGTTTACTCCAGAAAACGGTATGACACAAACTGTTGCACAATTTGTAAATAATTTAAGAGCAGGACAAGCATTAATAACAGCAGGATGGGATGACGCACCCCATATGACAAAAAAAGTTAGAGATCAAATTTTAGCGGCTTTACCACCACACGAAAGAAAAATGAGAGAACGTGGAATACCACAATTAGGTTCTGGTTTAGTTTTTCCTATTGCAGAAGAAGATATTACTTGTGATGAAATAGAAATACCAAATCATTGGCCAAAAATTTGTGGATTAGACTTTGGATGGGATCACCCAACAGCAGCAGTATGGGTTGCTTGGGATAGAGATACAGATACAGCTTATGTTTATGATAATTATGCTATGAGGCAAGAAGCAGTACCTATTCATGCATCTGCAATTAAAATGAGAGGTAAATACATACCTGTAGTATGGCCTATGGATGGAAGACAAGCTGATAAAGGTTCTGGTAAAAGCTTAACACAACAATACAGAGAAGAAGGCGTAAATATGACTAGAGAACATTTTACTAATCCTCCTCCAAATGGACAAAAAGAAAATACGGGTGGTAACTCTGTAGAAGCAGGTATTCAAGAATTATATACAAGATTTAAAACACAAAGGTTGAAAATTTTTAAAAATCAAGGTAAACTGTTTGAAGAATTGCGAATGTATCATAGAAAAGATGGTAAAATTGTACCAGCTAATGATGACGTTATTTCTGCTATGAGATATGCGGTTATGTCGTTAAGAAAAGCTAGAACAAAAACATATGAAAGATTACAAGTGCAATCAGATTATGAGTTTAATGTGTTTAATTAATAAAGGATAAAAATGGGAATATTTAGAAGTTTTTTTAGAGCAGTTACACAAGCAGTTGCTGCACCACAAGTACAAGCACCTGTTGCAGCACCTGTTGCACAAACTGCTACTGCTCCTACTACTACTACGGATGCAAATAAAAAAGCAAGTTTAGGTTCTGGCTACGGTTCAAAAGGTACAATTATGTCAAATTCAGAAGGTGTTGAAGAAGATGCTAATATATCTAAAACTGTTTTAGGTGCTGGTAATAAAAAAAAAATAAAAGCATAATTTATGATTGAAGTCGTTACAAACGACAAATGGAGAAAACCAATAGGTGATTATCTAAAAAAAGCTTGTCATATAAGTGCAGATATAGCTGACGAATATTCTTATCTTGGTTTTATTGAAAACGATAAAATATTAGGTGGTTTTTTATTTACTGATTATGATGGTCATAATATTTATGTACATTTAGCTATAGAAAGTCCTAGATTATTTTCTAGAAAACATATAAGATACGTCTTTGACTACGGTTTTAAACAAATTGGCTGTGGTAGAATGACAGCAGTTTGCAGAAATGGATACAAACGTAATGAACGTATTTTGTCTGGAACTGGTTGGACAAAAGAAGGAGTTGTAAGACAAGTTATGAAAATAGATAATAATTTTGTTGATGCAGCTATATACGGTATGTTAAAACAAGAATGCAAATGGATTTAGGAGAATAAATTATGGGCGGAAAAGCACCAATGCAAGCACCACCACCAATAGATAATTCGGTATATGAAAAAACAGAAGCAGCAGAAGCAAAAGTTGCAGCTGAAAAAGGTAAAATGTTATCTACAAAAAAAAAAGGTCAATACGGAACAATTTTAACAAGCGGTCAAGGTGTAGAAGAAGAAGCAACAACGTCACAAACATTATTAGGCGGAAAAAAATATTAATTATATGGCTTACACTAAAAATTCTTTAGTAAAAAATATTAACGCCAGAAAAGCTGCTGGCACTTCAAGACCAAAATCAAAATCTACAGTTTCTAAAAAATCTTATGCTCAAATGAAAACTGGATGGAAAAAAAAATAACATGGCAACATACGAGTATATTAAAAAACGTGTAGATGCGTTAGCAAACGATAGAGGTACGTGGGAAGTAAACTGGCAAGAAATTCTTGACTACGTTATGCCAAGAAAAGCAGACGTTACTACTTTAAGAACAAAAGGTGAAAAACGTACTGAAATTTTATTTGATAGTACAGCAATAACAGCAAACAATTTATTAGCTGCAAGTTTACATGGTACACTTACATCTCCGTCATTAGCTTGGTTTAATATAAAATTAAGAGATGAAAATTTAAATAAAAATAGAGATGTACAGGTCTGGCTAGAAGATACTGGTCGTAGAATGTATGATAATTTTAACGATACAAATTTTAACACAGAAGTACACGAATTATATTTAGATTTATGTTCTATTGGAACTGCTGCTATTTTTGTTGAAGAAGGCAATGAAGGATTTGAAAAAGATGGTATTCATTTTAACACTTTACATATTGCAGAATATTATATTCAAGAAAATATAAATGGAAAAGTAGATACACTTTATAGAAAATATAAATTAACAGCTAGACAAGCTGTACAAGAATTTGGAGAAAAAAATTTAGGTGAAAAAGTTTTAGAAGCAGCAAAAGAAAAACCAGATAAAAAATTTAGTTTTATTCATGGAGTAGAACCAACAAAAGATTATGAAAGAGCAATAGGTAAATCAAATACTAAATTACCTTTTCATTCATGTCATGTTTGTGAAGAAGATAAAATGGTTGTGCGATCTGGTGGTTATAATGAATTTCCATATTTAGTACCACGTTGGTCTAAAGCTACTGGAGAAATTTTTGGAAGATCACCTTCTTTTAATGCATTACCAGATATTAAAACTTTAAACAAAGCAGTTGAAATTGGATTAAAAGCATGGGCTAAAGCAATTGATCCACCATTACTTGTTCAAGATGACGGTGTAATTGGTAGAGTTAGAATGACACCTGCTGGTATTACAGTTGTTAGACATGATGGTGCAGTAAAACCATTAGAAATTGGTGCTAACTGGCAAATTACAGACATGAAAGAAGGTCAATTAAGAACTGCTATTAGACAAGCATATTATTCAGATCAATTACAATTACAAGATGGCCCACAAATGACAGCAACAGAAGTTCAAGTTAGATATGAACTTATGCAAAGATTACTTGGGCCAACATTAGGTCGTTTCCAAACTGAATTTTTAAATCCATTAATTGAAAGAGTATTTGGAATTATGTTTAGAGCAGGTGCTTTTAAAGATGCACCAGAAATTATTGGCGACAGTAAAATAGATATAGAATATGTCGGGCCTTTAGCACGTTCTCAAAGAATGGAAGAAGCAGTTGCTATTGAAAGATTATATGCATTAGCAATGAACATTGGGCAAGTTGATCCTGCAATTATGGATAACATTGACCATGATGAAGCTATTAGAATGAGAGCAAGATTATTAGGAGTACCTAAAACTGTTTTAAGAAGTGCAGAACAAGTAGAAGAAATGAGAGCCGCAAAAGCAGAAGCACAACAACAAGCACAAATGGCTCAACAAGCACAACAAGAAGCACAAGCTATGAACACATCAGCTGATGCTACTAAAAAATTAGCAGACCCTAATGTACAAGCAGCTATGGACAATATGTCTGATGACATGGGTATGTCCGATATGGCAGGATAATATGGCGGATGAAAAAGACGACTTAAAAGAATTAAAAGCACAATACAATATTACGTTTGCATCTAAAGAAGGTGAAACAGTATTAGCAGATTTAAAGTCTGCTTATTATCATAGGAGTTCATTTTCAAATGATCCTTATGAAACAGCATACCGAGAAGGACAAAGATCGGTATTAATCAGAGTAATCAATCTAATGAAGGAAAATAAAAATGTCAAATGAAGCATTAAATAACGAAGTAGATAAATCTTTTGAAAATGAAACAGCACCAACTCCTGTAAGTTCGGGAACAGTTTTAGGAGCAACTAATGATAATGGAGATTGGAAATCATCATTACCAGATGAACTTAAAAATGATGCTACTCTACAAAATTTTAAAGACGTTGAAAGTCTTGCTAAAACAGTAGTACATCAACAAAAAGTATTAGGTAGTAGAATACCAATACCTAAAACTGATGAAGAAAAATCTGAACTGTATAGTAAATTAGGAAGACCAGAAACTTCTGAACAATATGAAGTTAATATACCAGACACTCATAAAAATTATGTTAATGAAAATGATTTTAAACAATTTAAAAATATAGCACATCAAATTGGTTTAAATAACGATCAAATGAAAGCAATAGTAGATTTTCAAATACAATCTATTGATAATCAACTTTCTACTGAACCAAGTAAAGTTGCAGTACAAAGAGAAGAAACAGAAAATGCTTTAAAAAAAGAATGGGGTTATGAATATGATAAAAATGTTAGAGCCGCACAAAGAGCATTAGATGTTTATGGTGATAATGAAATTAGAAAATTAATGGATACAGAAGCTGGTAACAATCCTGCTGTAGTAAAAATGTTTGCTAGATTAGGTGCAGAAGTAACAGAAGATATGGCTAAAAATACACAACATAATACTTTAGCTACTTCACCGTTAGATGCACAAGCAGAAATAGATGCAATATTTAGTAATCCAAGTGACCCTTATCACGATCAATCTCATAGAGAAAATTCACAAAGAGTTGAATATATGCGTCAACTACATGAGAAAAGATTTGGTAAATAAGTCAAAATTATGTTATACTAACAAAATCTAATTCGCCCTTTTTAGGAAAACGAAGAAGTAGCCATGATTGGCTTTAAACTTCCGATCTGATCGTATCGTTTACGATAAGGTTTCCCGTAAGGATAAAGACCGATAATATAGAATATGGATTAGTAATTATATTATTCCCACTATTCTTAACTTTTAAAAAAAGGACAAAAAATGTCAACACAAATAACAACAGCTTTTGTAGAACAATACAAAAGTAACGTGTTCCATTTGGCTCAACAAAAAGGTTCTAGATTAAGAAGTGCGGTTAAAACTGAAACGGTTACAGGGAAAGCACATTTTTTTGAAAGAATTGGGTCAACTGCGGCACAATTAAGAACAAGCAGACATTCTGATACTCCGAGAGTAGATACTCCTCATAGTAGAAGAAAAGTAACAATGAATGACTACGACTGGGCAGATTTGATTGACCAAGAAGATAAAGTAAGAATGCTTATATCTCCTCAATCTGAATATGCACAAGCGGGTGCTTTCGCAATGGGCAGAGCAATGGATGACGCAATTATTGCGGCAGCTACAGGCAATGCACTTGGCGGAGTTGCAGGTGGAAGTTCAATTGCTTTACCAGCGGGCCAAAAAGTGGTTCATGGTTCAGCTGGATTATCAGTAGCAAAATTAATTTCTGCTAAAGAAATTTTAGATGCAGCTGAAACTGATCCAGACGAGCAAAAATTTGTTGTATGTTCAGCAGGTCAGATTTCTGATTTGTTAGCAATTACGCAAATTACTTCTGCTGATTTCAATTCAGTAAAAGCGTTAGTACAAGGTCAAATTGACACATTTATGGGTTTCAAGTTTATCAGAACTGAAAGACTAGGAACAGATGCAAATGGCAATAGACAAGTATTAGCATTCAATCAATCAGCATTAGGTCTTGCTGTTGGATCAGATATATCTACAAAGATATCTGAAAGAGCAGATAAGAACTATGCAACACAAGTATTTTTATCCATGACTATCGGTGCTACGAGAGTAGAAGACGAGAAAATGGTTGAAATTGCTTGTACAGAGTAATAGGAGTATATAGATATGGCTGTAACAACACAAAATAGTGCCGAGTACACTAATAGAATAGCTACTCCTCTTGTAACTGCTGATGCTGTTAATGATAAGGGTAAGTTAAGAACTTTAACTTTTACTCACAATCAAGACGGTGTTGGTGATGCAGGATCAATTGTCGTGCTGGGAAAACTTCCAGCAGGAAAAGTTAAAATCATAGGTGGTTTATCTAGATTTTATTGTAACTGGACTGCTGGTTCAAATACAATGGATATCGGATGGCAAGCTTATACTGATGCAAACGGAGCAGCGGTTGCTGTTGATGTTGATGGTATGGTTGATAACTTAGACATTGATACTGCTGGTTACTTTACAATGGAAGGTAATACTGCGGCAACTAAATTGCTTGGTGGTAACGCTACTTTCTCTAGTAGAGATGGAGTTGTCATTACTGCAAAGTCAATTGGGGCTTTAGCAAATGATGATGATCTAGATGGTGTAATCACTTACATAGTAGATTAATAATAAAATATTGGGGGCGATTTATACTCGCCCCTTTTACATATAAAGATAAAAAATTATGGCTACAGAAGTATCAATTTGCTCAAATGCATTAAGAAGATTAGGAGATGATCCTATTACATCTTTGACAGATGATACTGAAAGAGCAAGACTTTGTAACGCATTTTACAAAGATGCAAGAGATGCAGTTTTAAGATCACATTCTTGGAACTTTGCAATAACAAGAACTTCATTAGCAAGATTAACAGCAACACCTGCTTATGGATTTGCATATCAATATGCAATACCATCTGATTGTATGAGAGTATTATCAATGGAACATCCAGATTATATTTTTAAAATAGAAAATGAACCTACTCATGGTAGAGTATTATTAACAGATGAAAGTACAGCTAAAATTATGTACATTTCACAAATTACAAATACAATTTTATTTGATAGTATGTTTGTTGATACTTTAACTTCAAAACTAGCAGCAGATTTAGCATATCCAGTAACTAACTCTCCCAAAGTACAAGCAGATATGTCAAAACTTTATTTAAATAAACTTTCTGAGGCACGTAGTATTGATGGACAAGAGGGGTTTATTGATGATCTTGTTTCTGATACATTTACGGACTTTAGAAAATAATGGCTAGAGTACATCCTTTTCAAACTAATTTTACTGCTGGTGAATTAACACCTAAACTTGCAGGTCAAATAGATTTTAAAAAATACGGTAATGGTGTAGAAATTTTAGAAAACATGACAGTATTTCCACAAGGAGGTGCGTCAAGAAGATATGGAAGTAGATTTGTTGCAGAAGTAAAAGATAGTAGCAAAATTACAAGATTAATTCCATTTGAATTTAACATAGAACAATCTTACATTTTAGAATTTGGAAATAATTATATTAGATTTTTTAAAGACAATGGCCAAATAACAGAAACAGCAAAAACAATAACAGCTATTACAAAAGCTAATCCTGCTGTAGTTACATCAAATAGTCATGGTTATTCAAATGGAGATCATGTTTGGATTGCTGGTATAGTAGGAATGACTAGAGTTAATGGAAGAAGATTTACAGTTGCAAGTTCTTCAACTAATACATTTGCATTGACAGGTGAAAATTCATCAAATTATGATGCTTATAGTTCTGGAGGAACTGCATCTAAAGTTTATGAAGTAACAACTACTTATACAGAAGCTATGTTGTATGATTTACAATTTACACAATCTGCTGATGTTATGTATATTGTACAAGAATCATTACCACCTAGAAAATTATCAAGAACAGCACACACAACTTGGACTATAGCAGATGTTGCTTTTAGTAATGGCCCTTATTTAGATGCTAATACTACAGCAACTACTTTAACACCTTCTAATGCATCTACTGGATCAAGAAATATAACAGCTTCTGCTGTAACAGGAATAAATGATGGTCAAGGATGGTTAGCAAGTGATGTTGGCAGAGAAATATCTATGAATAGTGGTAAAGCAACTATTACAGCTAGAACAAGTGCAACAATAGCAGTAGCAACAGTTACTACAGCTTTTACAAATGCAAATGCAATTACAGATTGGCAATTAGGTGCTTGGTCTGGAACAACAGGATATCCTAGAACAGTATCATTTTTTGAACAAAGATTAGTATTTGGAGGTAGTACATATTATCCTCAAACAATATGGGCTTCTCAATCTGGTTTGTATGAAAATTTTGATGCAGGAGATGGTAGTGCGGCAGATGGATTTATTTACACTATTGCTGCAAACAAAGTAAATGTAATTAGATGGTTAGCACCTGCTAGAGATTTAATTGTTGGTACTGCTGGAGGTGAATTTAAAGTAGGTAAACCAGCTGGTGAGCCTATACAACCCGATAACGTAAACATTACACAACAAACTACTTATGGTGGTTACACTACACAACCAATTCAAATTGGTAACTCTATATTATTTTTACAAAGACAAAGAAAAAAAATTAGAGAATTTTCTTATAGATTTGAAGATGACGCATATCTTGCACCAGACATGACTTTACTTGCAGAACATATAACAGGAACAGGAATTGTTGATGTTGATTATGCACAAGAACCTTCAAGTATTTATTGGGCTGTAAGAGATGATGGTACATTGTTAGCATTAACTTATCAAAGAGAAGAAGATGTTGTTGCATGGAGCAGAAATATTTTAGGTGGTTCTTATAAACTTACTTTTAATGGAGCAACTGGTGTAACAGATTATTTAAATGATGCTAATTATAATGGATATATTACAATTACAGCACACGGTTTAAGCACAGGTGATGAAGTTGTTTATAGTGCTGGTGGTGGTACAAAGGTAATTGGATTACAAGACGGTGCAACATATTTTGTTTATAAAATAGATGCTGATAAACTTGAATTAGCTAGTACATACAAACAAGCTATAGATAGAACTATTTTACAATTAGCTGATGGAGTAGGAGCAAGTCATACTTTAACAGCAAAAGCACAAGTTAAAAGTGTTTCTTCAATAGCAGAACCATCTGAAAATCAAACTTGGGTAATTGTTCGTAGAAGAATAAACGGAAATATAGTACAATACATAGAATATCTTGATGGAAGTTTAAATATGGATAGTACGTTATCAGCTTTAGTAAATGATGGAATAACAGTTGTTACTGGTTTAAATCATTTAGAAGGTGAAAGTGTACAAATTTTAGTAGGTGATGCTGTATTTGCTAATCAAACTGTAACAGGTGGATCAATTACAATAACTTTACCTTCAAAAGCTAGTTTTAAAAGTATTGAAATTGGTTTAGGATATACGTCTAAAATTAAAACTATGAGAGTAGAAGCAGGTTCACAAGCTGGTTCTGCACAAGGGCGTAAAAAAAGATATAATGAAGTTATGGTAAGATTATTAAAAACAGTAGGAATTAAAATTAATGGCGATCAGTTACCTTTTAGAACATCATCTACACCAATGGGTCAAAACATTGCAGAATTTACTGGAGATAAAAGAGTAATTAATCTAGGATGGGATCGTGACGGACAAATAGAAATTTTACAAGAACAACCACTACCAATGACAGTATTAGGTATTACTGGAACTTTGGCAACAACGGATTAAGGAAAATATATTATGGCATGGCAAGTAATAGCCGCAATGGCAGCAAGCACAGCAGTTACGTTAATGGGTCAACGTCAACAATCAAAAGTAATACAAAACAATGCTGCTTGGGAAAGATATGAAAATGAATTGTCTTTTCAATATGAAAAACAAAAACAATTAAAAGCACAAGCAAAATTAATGAGCAAACAAAGAGCATATGTTGGTGCTAGTGGTGCTACATTTAGTGGTTCACCTTTAATTGTTGCTAATGCAGATTTTGAAGAATTTGAAAATGATATGTGGTATTTAGAAAAAAGATTTTTTACACAAAATGCTGCTAGTAATGCAGAACTTACTGGACTACTTACAGCACAAAAATATAAAATGGCAGGAACTTTATTATCTGGTGCAAGTAGTGCAGCTAGTTATAAATATCCTCAAAAACTATAATGATATATTTAATTAAAGTTTGGGATGGCATGGAAAAAATATTTGAAGGATTTTCAAGAACAGAACCTTCTACTAAAGAATTTAATGCATGGACAGATAAAACAGATGAAAAAGGAACAACAATGAAAGTAAATTTTACACCTGCTAGATATAGGATTACATATGAAACTGCCTAGATATACAAGTGATTCAAATGTTGGAAATGTTAGAAGTAGTAGAACATTAACTACTGGTGTTCAAGAAGGTGGTGCTATTGCTGAAATTGGAAAAATTGCTTTAAATAAAGCTACAGAATATGGTGCTAGAAAAAATGCTCATGATGCAAAAATGAGAAGATTAGATATTAATACTAATAAAGATTTATCATCAGCTATGTTTTTTGGTAAAACTTCTCAATTTGAAACATCTTTAGATAAAAGACAAGATTTTTTAACTCCAGATAATTGGGCAATGGATTATGAAAAAATGTCATTAACAGCAGAAAAAGAATTTAAAGCTGGTTTAGATGAACAAACTTGGAAAGAATATCAACCTTTATTTTATCAAAAAATGTTTGAAGGTAGAAACGCAGTTGCTAAAAAAATTACTAATCAAAAACTTAAAAACGCAGGTCATGCTTTTTTAGAACAAAATATTGCTTATAAAACATCTATAGAAAATGCTACTTCATTATTTGATATGAAAGCACAATTTGAACTTTATACAGAATTACATTTAAAGAAAAATTTACAAACTAATATGTTTGACCAAGAAAAGTTTGGAGCAGTTAAACAAGAAACAAAAGATTATACAAATAATAAATATGGAATGTTACAAGCTACTAATGGTGAAATAATAATGTCACCTAATGGAAGTCAAGAAGTAGATTGGAATAATGTTACATCAAAATTAAAAGATACAAATTTTAAAATGTATGATCTTGATGACAATGAATTAACTGTTGATGATGATATAAGACAAGCATTAATTAAACAAGCAACACAAAGTTATAATAGTCAAGATAGTTTACATACAAGTCAAAAAGTAAAAATAGATAGAGAAGTTAAAACTAATTTTGTTAGTACACTTATTGGATTAGAAAGTGGAAATGAAGAAGCAATGGAAAAATCTAAAACTTTTTTAAATGATTTAGATGCATCTGATTTATTACCTGCTCAAAAATTAACATACAAAAATGCTTATTTACAAAGTTTAAAAAATTTAAAAACAGGAGCATCTACTTATGATAGTGTTCAAGGACAACAAGCATTAACAATTGCTACGTTTATGGTTGGTTCTGGTGCTATGGATACAGAAGAAGAAAGAGAAGTGCTTTGGGATTTAATGGGTAAAAATTTAATTAAACCAGATAAAGCAATGCAATTATACGAAAAAAGTATGTCTTTAACTAAAGGTAGAAATGAATTTAAAAAACAATTAACAACAAAAGCAACATCTATGCTTATGAAAGAAATAGGTGCAGATGAAGGTATAATAAATTTATTAGGTAATTTACAAAATATTGCACCAGAAAATAGAACAGCCGCTTTAACTCAAGCAATAAGTGCTGGAAAAATGACACAAGAAGCATACAACGCTATGAACAATATGTTTCAGCTAATTGCAGAAGGTGAACGTAAAGGATTTACTTATGAAAATATGTTAGTTAATAGAAGAAGTCCAAATTACATTTTAAACGATTTAGTAGAAACATACAAAGGAACTATGAATGATGCTAGATTAGGAGAATTACAATCTAAAATAGATGGAATAATACAAACACCAGATAAAAGTTTTTACATTATGCCACCAGAATATTTTACAACAAAAACAGGTTCAAATGCAAATATGGTTATGCCTCCTAGATTAGACGGAGAGGGTGTTCTTGATTATGTTAAACGTGCTAAAAAATTAATTAAAAGAAATGACAATTTACCTAGTGTTATTACAGGAACAAGTATAGAAACATTTGATATATCAGATTTATTTTTACAACCAGATTTTGAATAACTATGAAACTAACAGCTTTACAATTATCACAAGCTGGATTTGATAACGACACAATTAAATCCTACGTAGATATGCAAGTACCTTTATTAGAAAAAGGTGGCTTTACTAAAAACGAAATTTACAAATCTTACGGAATTACTGAAACTAACAGTAAGGCATTATCTGAAACTGATATGCAAGAAGATACTACTGCTATTACAAATAATGAAATGCCTTTAGGTAAAAAAACTTCTTTAATGGCATTACAAGATGATGAAACTTCTAATACAATTCAATCTAACAAAACATCTGATGGTAAATATAATATTAAAAATACTACATTTGAATTATTAAAAGATGAAAACAAAGTTGAAATTGTAAATAAAATAGATGAAGCATATAAATTATTTAAAGAAGATGAAGAAGGTAGAATTGGTTTTGTAGATAATTATATGGAAAATTATTATCCAAATGTTGTATATGATGCATCAAAATTAAAATCTCAACCTTTATCTTTAGCAGAAAGTGCATTAAATGATGAACAACAAAAAACAATGCAAGGTTTGCACGCTAAAGATATTATAGGTGGCAATCAAGGTTATAATGAAGAAACAGGTAGATATGTTTTTGATAAAAAATATGTAGAAGCAGAAGAAGAAACAGAATTTAATAAACCAATAAATGTATTACACACAGCATTTACAACAGGTAATAATACTTTAGCATTATTAGAATATACTAAACAAAATTATGGATTTAATGATATGGATAATATGTATCTTAATGAATTTATGTCATTTGTTTCAGCATTAGAAAGTGATAATAAAAATATTTACAATGCAGATGGTAGTGCTGCTGGTTTATTTCAATTTAGAAAAACAAGTTTACCAACTGCAATAAATAGATTTAATAATATTAATAGAAGAATGAACCCTGACTATGAAATACCCGTTTGGATTTCAGAAGCATTAAAACACAAAGACCCTACAAGATTATCTCCAGATGAACAAAAAGCTTTAGCGTTAGCTAATTTTTTAGAAATGCCTAGAAGTGAAAAATATAATCGTGATGGTTCAGATGCTTTAATTAAAGCTATTGCTAAAGGTGATGTTGATGCAATGAAAAAATTGTATCTTGAATATCATCATGCTGATTATGTTGAAGGAGATGATGGAAAATTTACATTAAGAGATAATGAAAAATTAAGAGATAGAGTTGATAAATATTTTAGTAAATGGGGTACTGAAAATTATGATTATCAAACAGCACAATTAGCTTATTGGGGTTCAGAAAGTAAACCAGATGATAAAAAAAACATATTAGCAAAAGCAGGAGATGTATTTTTAAATAAAACAGGTGGTAAAGGTTATTATAACGTATTTACAAATGGATACGAACAATCTGTAAATGGTGTAATGGATAGATATTATCAAGTATTTATTGATGACCCCAAAGCTGATCCAAAAGCAGCTATAGAAAAAGTGTTTATGTATCAAGATCAAAGATTTGATAAAGATGTTATTTCTGCTGCTGTAACATTAGTAAATGATTTACCTTTTATGGCTGCTGGTTGTTTTGCGGCAGCAGGTGCAGCATTAGTAGGTAGTGCTGGTACATCTGCACCTGCTACACCTGTTGTGTGTGGTGCTGGTGGTTTTGCATTACCAGAAGTTTTAAGATCATCATATATGAGAGCAATTGATGAAAATTTTGTTGGTACATTTCCAGAATTTTTAAGTCATTACATGGATAAAAAAACAGCAATTGTAGCAGGTAAAGCAGCAGTTGTTGGTGGTGCTACATTTGGTGTTGGTGCTAAAGTAAAAGCACTTACAGGAAGTACAACTGCTAGACTAGCATCAGAAATAGGTGTTATGACCACTCTAGGGGCGGCTATGGAAGGCCACGTACCTACTTTAAAAGACTTTGCTCATGCTACTGTCTTGGTATTTGGAATACATGGTTCAATAAGAGGAATGAATATGTTTAAAAACATTTATAGTAAATATTCTGTTCATCCTAGAGATGTTATTCAAATGATGGAAAAAGATATAACTATTAGAACTCAAATAGAAAATGGTCAAATGCCAACTATATTTGAACAAGGCTCTAAAACAGTTATAGAAGGATTAGAAAAACAAGCTAACATAAAATTATTACCTCCACCTAAATATAAAAATAATGAAACTGTTAATATATCTACATCTGGCACAGAAGTTGCTAAAGTTGTAGGTAAAGAAGTAATAGGAACTGAACAAATTATAATTGTTGAAAAACCAAATGGTGTAAAATTTCCTGTATTAGAAAGCCAAGTAAGAAAAGCACCAACTAAACCAATAGAAGTAATAGTAGAAGGTGACAAACTATCTATAAAAATTGCTAAAGATAACTCATTTAAAGAAAGACAAGAAAATGGTGAATTTGCAAAAGATATTATTGAAGTAACAAAAGATGCAGATGGTGTTTATAGAGAAACTAATTTTAAATCTACAACAGAAGCAGCAGTTAAAGAAACTGGATCATCATTTAAATACGAAACACTAGATGGTAAAACAATTGCTAATGATGGCATAACAATACAAACTAAATTTTATCCAGAACTAGCAAAAAGTTTTAAAAACAATAAACTTGTTAGTAAAGCAGAATACAAAACTGCTAAAGATATAATTAATAAAGATCGTGGTGGAATATCATCTATTGCTAAAAAAGTAGAAATTTTATTTGCAGTAGAAGCAGGTGGTAAATCAAGATTTACTGCTGATAGTTTAATTGTTAGAGTAGGTAATGATAACGTAGCTATTAATAGATCAGCTTACGAACAGTTAATTAAATTTACAGAAAAAGGTGAAGTTAAAACTGCTGAATTAATGGGTTCAGATAAAAACCAAGTTTTAATGTTTTTACATCCAGAAAGCGGTAAAATTATAGCAACTATAAAACCAGAAAAAATTACTAATGGTGAAACAAATGCACAAGCTAGTAACTACTTTGAAAATTTTAAAGAAAAAGATGGTGTACATTATGATAGAGTAAACAGTAGTAGAGATGGTGATAACTGGGGAATACCTAGAGATATTTTTAGTGAAACAAAAGTAGAAGATAGTGGTAATGCATCTGCATGGAAAGACTTATTTAACTCATCAAGAGGTTTAGATTTAATTGATCTTGTAGAATTATACAAAGTATTTGTTAAAAAATCACCAGAACTTAAAAACCTACCAGAAGGTTTAAATGGTTATTTTCAGTTTAAAGGTAAAAAGTCACCTAGAATAGTTATAAACGAAGCATTACAAAAAAATCCAGAACAATTTATGATGACGTTTGCACACGAATTAGGTCATTTAATTGATTATTTACCTAACGGTACTTTAAGTAGAGGAAACATATTGGGTTCAATAGCTACTTTAAAAGGTTATATGAACAAATGGATTGACGGTAAAAATGAAGGTGCAAAACCTTTTTCTGCAAAAGAAATAGAAGCAATGAAAAAAGCTGCTATGAAAGAAGCTAAAGAAAAAGAGAAACAAACAGATGTTGAAATTAAAGAATTAGAAATTACACCAGAAACTATACTTCAAATTTTTAGAGATGCTGGTGCTAGAGATAAAATTAATCCAGCATTTTATGATGCATTTGTTAAGTTAGATGGTGCGTTAAAAAAATTAGTAGTTAAAGATGCATTAAAAGGAATGATGTCAACTCATTTAAAAGCTATTGCAGATAAAATTAATGGCAAACCTACAGATAGTAGATTAACAAATGAAGCATACAAAATATTTAAACAAAGATTTGAAAAGGGATTAAAAGAAAGAAACCTTGTTAATAAAGAATGGATTGAAAGTGAATTAAGAAGTTTATCAGCAAAATGGAAACCATTTGATAGATCAGCAAACGCTAAATATACAGCTTACAGAGATAACCCTAGAGAATTAATGGCTGATTTTATGATGGCTTTTATGTTAAGACCACAATGGGTTAAAAACAATGCACCTAGAACTTGGGAAATGTGGATGTATTACATGGATGCTAGACCAGAAGTAAGAGCAAATTGGGAAAGAATACAAATAGATTTAAAATCTGGATCAGATGCTAGACTAGGTGATGTAGTTAGTAAAATTGGTAATATGTTTAGAGAAACTAACGAAGCAATGATTAAAGCACAAGAAAAAGATTATAAAGCATCAAAAATAGATATTTTAGGTTCGGAAGCAATAGATAACTTTTTTTGGATTTACAGAAGATTTAAAGGAACTGGTAGAGATAGATGGCATAGTCCATTAGCTAAAGAAGTAAACTGGTCTATTGAAAATTACAGATATCGTCATGCTAAATTAAAAAGATACACAGATGATATGTTAAGCAAAGTTGTTAAACCAGCAGAAGAATTAGGGTATAGCACAGGTGATCTTGGTACTATGTTATTTTTAAGAAACATAGCTGAAAGTTCTCAAAGAGATAAATTAGTAAATGCATTAGGTGTTATGAAAGTTGATCCTAAATTAGCTGAAATAATGGGTAGTAGAACTGCTAAAGAAACCTATGATTATTATGTCAAAATGCATCCAGATTTATTAAATTTAACAAATGAATTTTACAAAGTAAGAAATGAAATGATTATTCCAGAATTAAAAGAAAGTGGAATGTATAGTGCAGAATTAATAGCTAAATTAGAAAATAATAAAGAATACATAACATTTAATGTAAGAAAATATTTAATTGAACGTATAGAAAAATATGGGCCAAATGCAAGTGCTACAGCTTTCTTAAAAAAAAGTAAAGGTTCATTTCAAGATATTATGAACCCTTTAAATGCAACACTTGAAAAAGATATGTTGTTATTAGTTGAAGCTAAAAGACATAGAACAATGTCTTTAATAGTTAAATGGTTAAAAGAAAACAAAAGTTGGATGGAAAGATACGACAAAAAAGCTGGAGAAGCATCTGATAGAATTATTTATAAACCTAAAAAAGTTTTTATAAAAGGTAGTAATGCAGTAACCTATGAAAGACCAGCAAAAGGCATGGAACAATTTAGTTACATGAAAAATGGTGAAATGCAACATTGGCACGTTAATAAATTTGTTGCACAATCATTTAAAGAAAATCCTCATGGAACTCATTTAATGTATAGAATGTTTACTCATACAGGTGATGTATTTAGAAAAATGTTTACTGAATATAATCCTGCGTTTTGGCCAATCAACTTGGGTAGAGATTTAAACAGATCAGTAAAATTATTAAAAGGTGCAAGATATCTTGATGTAAAAGGTCAAAGTAAATCATCATTACTTAAATATTATTGGAAAGCAGTTAAACCTGCTTACAAATCTATTTGGAAAGATGGTACTGAATTAACTAGACGTATGGAAGAAGATGGTTTTTTAATTTCTATGAACGAAGGTTATAGAGGTCAAGCAGGAAACAGAGCATTATTAAAAGAAAAAGACCCAGACACTTTTGCTATTGAAAAGTTACTTGGTGAGTTAGAAAAGAAAAAAGGTTTTGATAAGTATTTTGATGAAACATTTGGTTTGTTATTTAGACAATTAAGTAACACAGCTAGAATGTTTGAACGTGTACCTAAAATTGGAGGTGCAATGTTTTTAAAAGATCAAGTTAAAAGAGGTGAATTAAAAATGTCTGATAAAGAAATGATGATAAGAGTTCAAGAACAAGTAGGATCACCAAATTTTTTAAGACAAGGTAAATTAAACGCATTAACTAATAATCTATATTTATATTCTAATGCATTTAAAGAAGGTTGGAGAGCAGATATAGCTAGAGCAAAAGAAGCACCTTTTTCTGTTGGTTCAAAATTTGTAGCATATAACCTTATGCCTAAAATATTACAAAAATCTATGGAACTAGGATTGTATGGTACAGCATTAGGTATGGCTTACAAATATGGAGTTTCAGAATGGGATAAAATAAATTACATTCCAGTTGTATTAGGTGAAACATCAGATGGTAGAACAGTTTATTTAAGAATACCACAAGATGAAAGTTCAAGATTAATTAATGGATTTTTTTACAAAGCAATGGGTCTTGGTACAGATGGAAAAGAAAATTCATTTATGGATTATGCTGATTTAGCTGGATACGTAATGGGTCAAGGGCCTTCTATGAACCCTGCAATTGATTTATTTGCAGACCTAGTAGGATGGATGAATGGTACTACACCATATGATGATTTTAGAGGTTCAACTGCAATTGATAAACAAACAGATTTAGCAGACGATCACAGAAAAAATAAAGAAATATTAAAATGGTTCTTTAATACTTATTCTGGTCAAGGTTTATATAAATTTAAAAGTAGTAATTTAGACAATGTAAATGCAGAAATACAAGAAGTTTTTGATTTACCAGTAGTAGGTAGAATAATTAACAGATGGATTAAAATAGGTGAAAGTCCAGTAATAGGATTTACTAATAAATCAGAAGGTGGAATGGAAAGTTTTACTAAAGAAAATGCACAAATTGGACTTGATTACAAAGAAGCAATAAATAATCTATTAAGTGGTGAAACTTTAACTGAAAAACATAAAGTAGCCTTACTTATAAAAGGTGAGAATTTAAAAAATAATACATTATTAATTGAACAATTATCTCAACAAGCAGGTGCTGGTGTATTACTTCAAGACATTCTTACTGAAACTGATAGTAAAAAATTATCAATTAAAATAATGAAGTTGATTGAATTTATTGAAAAAACTGATAATGAGTACCCTATTAACTTTATTAAAGAACAAAAATCTGATAAAATAGACGAATAAATATGACTATTTCTACGACAATTATAAAAAATTCCTATTCTGGTGATGGTTCACAAGATACTTTTGCTTATTCTTTTCAAATATCTACTACTGCTGATATGCAGGTTATTATACGTTCTGCTGTAGGTGGTGAAACTATTAAAACATTAACAACTCATTATACAGTAACTGGTGCAGGTACTGCAAGTGGTGGTAATGTAGTATTTGAATCTAGTCATATACCAACTGCAACTGAAACAGTTATTTTAAGAAGATCAACTGCATTTACACAAGCATTAGACCTAGTAGAAAATGATCCATTTACTGCTGATAGTGTTGAAAGTGCATTTGACAAAAATTTAGCTTTAATACAAGAATTACAAGAACAAGCAAATAGATCATTAAAAATTTCAAGAACTAACACTATGACAAGTACCGAGTTTACAAATTCGGCAACTGATAGAGCAAGTAAAGTTTTAGCTTTTGATGCAGATGGAGAACTTTCAGTTACACAAGAACTTGGAACTTACAAAGGAACAAGTGCTACTACTACAACAGCGGCTCATGTTTTAAGAGATATAGTTAAAGGTTCAACTGCGGCTCAACTAAATAATATTTATATTTGTATTAAAGCATCAGCTATTGGAATAGCTTTAACTAATACAACTTACTGGGTTTTAATAGTAAATGCTGTAGCTGCTGCAACAAGTGCTACTGCTGCTGCGGCAAGTGCTGTTGATGCTACTAATAATGGTGCAGCTAAAGTTACACTAGCGGCTGCTCAAGTTGCTTTGGCAACTACACAAGCTAACAATGCTGCTACATCTGCATCTACTGCATCTGGACACAAAGACACCGCTACTACTAAAGCTAGTGAGGCTGCTTCTTCTGCTAGTGCTGCTTCATCAAGTGCTACAGCTGCGGCTGCTTCTGCTGATGCTTTTGATGATATTTATTTAGGTGCTAAATCTTCTGCACCATCTGTTGATAATGATGGTGATGCTTTAACTACTGGCGATCAATACTTTAATACTTCTG